GCTAAAGTTCCTACAGTCCATACAGGTCTTTGTGGTGATGAATCAAAATAATTATATGCAACCATTTTATTTACAACAGAAGACGTAGAAGTTGGATAAAACCATATTACTTCACCAAATAAATTATTTAATCCTGCAGATATCATTTGATTACCAGAATCAATGTTAATGTCATTGTAAACATGATCTTCTACTAAACATGGTAATGATTCTAATTTACCAGCATATCTAAAGAAACCATTTTCTGACATCCAGTACGCAGCACCATCTACTTCTACACATGCATTTTGTCCAAGAAGTCCACAGTTGGTTCCAACTTGTGCAAACGCAAATGTAAATGGTTGACCAACAAAACGTTGTGTGAACAATGCTGTGTCAGTCCAGACATAGATAGCATCACGACCTCTGATTGCTCCTCTGATCTGTGATCCGTCGGCCAATCTTTGTGTACCAGCTGTATTCGTTGCTGTTGGTGTATAAGTATTTATATCTTCTTGATCTGAAAATCTAATAAACATATCATCTTGTGTAGTAATGTCTCCGATAGTTGTTTCTGTTCCAAAAAATACTAAGTGACGATCCGGTGTAGATACAACCATGTGTCTTGATGCGGTTGGTGCACCAGATATAATTGTAGCTCTAGTGTCTGTTGCATTTGTTGCGGCAGAGTTCCATTCAAAAACAGCACTGTCATGAATTAAACATATAGCTTTATCACCAAAATTATCTAATGACCACATTCCTGGTTCAAGAACTAAGTCTCCTGATGCAGCCTCACCCCATGCAACATAGTCAGTTGAATTTGTTACAGTTGCTCCGTCACTATGCGCAGCTCTTGTAGTTCCTCTCACTGCTCTTGTAATACCTGTTAAATTATTTCCAGAAACACCCGTGTAAGATATTTCTTCTGAGCCTACTTGAATAAAATTTGTACCTGAACTTGGAAACTGTGAAGAATCAGCAACTGTAATAGAAGTTCCTGAACCCCCTGTTCCAAAAGCGTTATCACCTAAAGCACCATTTAAAGTGGTTGTAGCTGCTCCAATTTCTTCTCCACCCCAAGTTCCAAGAGACCAACCAAAACCTTTCGCTTGAACTGCTGGTCCTACAGGGTAATAATGTTGAACTCGTACACCACCTGATGTTGTTGCACCAGATCCTGATTCATTTGATGGCATTGTAATAGTTAATGTGGTAGCTGATGGAACAGACGCTACCATAAATTTTTTATCATCAAAATCAGACGCACTAAAATTAGATCCTGTAATTGTAGAAAAATTATCTAATAATAATATATCTCCAGCATCAATACCATGCGAACCACTAAAAGTTAATGTAACAGTTGGTGATCCGTTGGTCGTGCTAAAAGCATTAGAAAGAGTTGTTGTAGTTTTAATAGGGTGTATGTCATAAAACACACCTCCAGAATAAACATACAATATTCTGTTTGTTCCAATAATAGAATATTTAATTGAGGTAGAACTAACGAAATGATGTAAACCTCTTCCTGCTCCTGTTAAATCATTTGTGCCCCCTAATTGTTTCCAACCACCTATTTTTTCAGGTGTGCCATATCTAAATCTAACATTATCACAATCAACCCACTGACCCTCTGCTCCAGTTTCTGTGACTTGTTTGTTTATTCCGGGTGCAAATCCTATCTTTTGTAACATAGTTGTTTTATTATAAGGTTTTTTGTTGTTTTAACAGCAATAAAAACAGATGTCTAGCCGTTAAATGAATACCACCCAGTTATGATATATTTTTCGTGGGTTTTAGATATTTGTCCTTTGTGAGTGTGTGTGAAATCTGTGGGCCATATTAAAGTTAAACCTTTTTTTGCGGGTATAGTTAATTTTTGATATTTAAACATAGTCCCACCACCAGTAGCATTATTTAAAAATGTCATAAAAACTAAAATTCTTTTTACATCTAATAAACCTCCTCTTTCACAATGCCATTGTTTAAAGCCTCCGTTAGGTTTGTAATGCTGTATATTGTAATCATCGTTAATATTAAATCTTTCTAGTCCATTAGATTCTGGATATCTAACTAAATACTTTTCTAAACAATCTTGCAATTCTTTTCGATAATTATTAAACGGAGGCAAAAATTGTTTTTTGCTTATTGGTAGATCTAAAGAATCTTTTATTTTTTTATTTATTTTTCTTTCACCAGAATTATACACATGTCCTTTGTTTTTAAATTTATTAGGAGTGCCTTTAAAATATTTTACAATGTCATCACAAACAGTTTTATCGATAAACCATCCTCCTATAAAACTATCTAGTGGTAATTTATATTCTTTCATTTTTTATTAAAAAATAAACTTATTGTAAAACGGTAAGAAGGTCCAATTAAATTTTGAGATTTTATAGTGTGTGGTATTTTGCCATCAAAAATTATTAATTGATTAGGAGTATATGGATTAGCTAGACTAATTGTTTTTCTGTCTTTTTTGTAAAATATAGTTTCTCCACCCCATTCTGAATTCCATGTAAAATTTGCATAATATAAAGCAACCACACTATTTGGATGCACATGAATAAAATTCACATCCAAAGGTTTAGTTAAATTAACCACACACTTATAAAAACTTTCTTTAGGTAACTTTAATATTTTTAAAACAGGATTTAATATTTTTATTCTATCTAAATCTTTTTCACTATATTCACTATGTATATTAGGGTAAGCTCTGTGTTGTGGTTCATCACTATCTACCCAACCTATTTTATAATAAGAGTTAATTACAAAATTGTAAATTTGTTGTGAGTGATCATTTTCAAAAAAATTATTATGAACTTTAATGCTCATTTTTTTACTATAATATTCCATTCAAGATTTTTTATTAACTCATCTAAGTTAACATCTTTTAATTTATTGTCTTTTATATAAGTGTGTAATTCCTCTATATCTAATATGACCCATTTATTTTTAAAACTAAAAACCATTTTTTCTGCTTTACTTTTAAAGTTACCTATTTTTTCATGATAGTTGCCATCTTTTCTAATAAGATCAGACACGTCGAATTTATATATATTATTAGAATTGTTTTTTAACATTCCTTTAATGTGCCATCCTTCAAATTTTTTAGGATAGTTAATTTTTTTTAAATATTTTTTAAACTTTTCTTTTAGTGAATTAATATTATTCTTGTTCATATGTTCTACCTTTAAACCAATTAGGTAGTCCTAAATGAGGTCTTCCATCAAACTCGTTTGAGTTCTTACCTTTTTTATTATAGTGTAAAAAAACTTGCACACACATCTCACCTTCAAAAGGTTCTCTCCAATGTTCTAGTTCACACCCTTTGTACATTAACATGTCCCCTGCATTTAAATTTACCTTAACTCCCTTTTGATTATTTTTTCCAGAAGGCTCTAAAAATATTGGCCACTTATCTCCACCTAAATTAATGGTAGTAGAAATCTCACAACTTTTTCTATCTTTGTGTCTTTCAAGAATATCTCCTTTTTTATATACTCTTGCATAGGAGTAGGTAGGGACTAATTTCATACCAGATTCTTTTTCCATTTTAGGAAGTAAACCTAGTAATAAAGTTTCCATAGCAACATCTGAATAATGCGAATAAGTGTTGGGTACTTGTGAATCTTTCCACGATCCATGATCTGTTTGAAAAGGACTTATGTATTTAAATTTAAGCATAGTTAAATTTACTTCTTTTTTAATACAAAAATAATCTGCTACAAAATGAGCTAATACTTTTGGTATTGCTTTTTTAACTACTTTGTATTTATTTTTTTTAAAACTCATTAAAAATAATTTATATTTATATTAACTCTAATTTTACTATCGCTACATCTTGAACTTTTATGTTCAATACTTGGGTCAAATAAAACTATTCTGTTTGCTTTCGGTTTTACTTTTTTATCTGATTCTTTAAAATATGTAAAGCCATTATTATCGTTTATATAAAAAATACAACCTTTGTGTGTAAATGAAAGATCTGTATGAAAATTATTATATTTTATTTTATCTGATTTTATATGTAAATTTCCTTTTACTCTAATTAAACTTTTTATTTCTAATTTATTTAGTAGGTTATCTAACATAGTAAAAAAAGAACTTTGTGGTTTTGAATCTTGATAAAAATTATGTGTAAAATAAAATTTATCTTTTTCATCTTTATTAGATACATGATCACAATAAAACCAAGGAAAATAATTACTAGTCATACACGATTGAATTTTGTTAAATTCATTTTTGTTTAAAAAATTATCTATTACTTGAATGGCCACCCACAACTCCAAATCACTAGACTATGTCTAACTCCTTTTGTAACTGGCGTTACTCTATGCCATACCCAAGAGGGAAAAACAATTATTGAACCTTTAATTACATTTGTAACTGTATGTATTGGTTTAGGTTCTTTAGGATGTCTATCTCTATAATCAAATTGAAGATCACCACCTTTAAAAGAAGTTGAATCAGACAGACATACCGTAACAGACAACTTTCTAATTTTTCCTTTTTGAAAATTTCCAGATTTATAAGGCACTCTCCAAGAATCACAATGCCAATCATAATAGTCGCCTTTTTCATATTTAGTAAACTGACAACTTTCGGACCAATCGTATTGATAATTCCATCCTGCTTCTATGTTAGCATTTTCTATAAAAGGATGTATTTCTTTGTAAATCCATGGATCATTCATCCACAATACATTAGACTTTCTTAATTTATGTAATTTTTTTGTTTCTTTTTTAGTTAAAGGATTTTTATTAATATCTCTATCTTGTCCAAATTCTCCAGTAATGGCAGTTCTTTCTTGATTATTATTTTCTTTTCCATATTGAATTATTTCATCACATATTCTTTCTGGTAAACCCTTTTTAAACACCCAACAATAATGAAAATCATCGGACATTTTTAATACCGCACTATACTATACGCTGTAGTTAAATATGTATTTATTTTATTTGAAGTATTTTTATTAAAAAAATAATTTAATGTAGATGGAAAAATAACATATTCATTATTTTTTAATTCTAATCTTAAAAATTGTTGAACTAATCTTTTATCAGAATACTCTAATATTAATTGTTGAGAATTTTTTTCTACATCAATACCATAAATACAAGTGTAGTCAGGAGAGTTATCTAATCTATACTTATCAATTAAATTTTTTGTAATAGAATTTTCTTTTTCTTCAAAAATACTTCCAAAGTTAAATTCATTTCTTAATTGAACTTTATGTTTTAAATTAAAATTTTCAATTATATAAGTGTTAAACATCATGAATGCTTTACCGTTTAACATTTCAAAATCATTAGGATTATCTATTACAATAGAATTTTTAAAACTTTTATCTTTAACAACAGAAGATAACAAATTAGATTTTAATTCGTCTCTATTAATTTCAAAATATTTAGGCATGTCCACAGTTCCTAAATAAATATCTATCTCACTTAATACTTTCTTATCCATAATTTCTGTAAAGACTATACAATAACTTGTATAAAAATCAATTTAAAAAGTAACTGTATTTTTTATCCACTCTTGATTGTCTTCATCCCATGCATAGGAATCTTGAATAGTTGTTCCATCAGAGTGTGTAGAAGTCGTATCTGGTTTAGCAACAGGTGCTTCCCATACCCCTGTGGTAGTATTTAAAGTCCAACTTGCATAAGGTTGTGTTTGATGAAAAATTGAATTTACTGGATCCCATTTAAAACCAGAACTAGGATAGTTTGCTCTAAATGGTGTGCCACCTAATAAATGAATTCCATTTCTAGTATTGTATGAACATTGAATCCATTTATCTGCAGGCCAATTATTGTGTGTTTCTAAATAAGTTTGACCTTCAGCCTCCGTATTAGCGTCAGAATTATCAACAGTTAATACC